CCTGTGTTCGCTGATCCAGCCGTATTGCTGGACATGGATCCACCAGCGGCATAGGTGACAGACCCGCCCGTGATCGAATTAGCCGACCCCGGACCACCACTGGATCCACTACCCGCTCCACCACAGCCTCCACCGCCACCAGATGTGGATGCACCCGAGCCGTTGCCGCCGCTGTTTCCCTGTCCAGAGGCGATGCTCACTCCTCCATTGCCGCTAGTGGATCCATTCGACCCGCCGCCGCCACCAGAGCCGCCCTCGCCGCCTGTCAGTGAGGTTCCGCCACCGCGTCCACCACCCAGAGCGGTGACGTTGCCCAAAGAAGAGAATCCTCCGCGAGTGGAAGCGCCACCGCCATCTCCAACCGTGACCGTATAGTACCCAGCAGCCAGATAATGCGATGTGAGATACACACCTCCTCCGCCTCCACCACCAGAGCCCTCGTACTGGGATCCAACACCGGGTGTGCCTCCGCCGCCTCCTCCAATGATCAGCGCATCCACTACTCCGCCGTTGGACAACGTGATCGATCCACTGACCGTGTAGGTATAGACGTCATAGGTGATGCCGTTGGATGTGAACGACGAGGTCGTAGGGCTTCCTGTGGTGGCTGACACCACAGCACGGCTGACTGCCGCATCCCATGAATCAGCACTGCCCGGCCCGACCAATCCAAGTTTCCCCGCGAACACGATGCCCATCAGGAGATCTCCGCTACCGCCGCTGTGAAGGTAACCGTGGCCGCTGAGGAGGAGATGTTGAGATACTTGCCTGCGCTCATGCTCATCCCCCATTCGAGGATGACTGTCTCATTGGCAGGGATGGAGCGGTCATAGACCAACCACTTGCCCGTTCCCGGAGCAGTGGTGCCGTTGGTAGCCGAGAAGCCCATGCGCACCGTGACGGCACTGGAAGCCTCGTTGCAGATCACCACCGAAGCGATAACAGCCGTGTTGGCCCCAGTGGCGTACAGATTGGCGTACGTTCCCACCGCAGCCGTACCAGCCGTCTGCTTCTCGGTGTAGGCAATTGCCATCGTTCCTCCTAGTTCATTATCCCGGTCACTACAACCTCAGCCGTCCCCAGCGCTCTGGGCCTCGCCTGTCGGCTGTGGCAAGGGCTGTAGTGACGACAAGGAGGGCAGCATCGCCTGTGAAGTCCTGCTCCCCGCGCAGGTCTGCTGCTTGCTCAGTGGTGACCAGCAGGTGCGCCTCAGTCAGGATCAGCAGGACGGACAGGGCCGCTGCCTGCGTCTGGACGTAGGCGTCAGCGATCCCGAACGATGTCTTCTCGGACCCGCTGAGGGTCTGGATGGCAGTGATGAGATCAGCAGAGGCCAGCGCGATCCTGACCGCTGAAGCAGCCGTCACGGGGGCGATGGCTAGGCTGGCACCCGAGGATTTGAGCACCGTGCCCGATGCCTGTGCAAGAGGCGAAACTGTGACAGGGTCGGATGGATCGAGTTCATCAGCAGTGATCTGTGCTGCGGGTACCGGGGATACGGTGAGAGCAGCAGTGGCAGGGATGCTCTTGGTACCTGCTGCGCTGGTGCTGGTGGACCCCGTGACCAGAGTGGCTGCCACCCCGATGGTCTTGGCTCCCGGAGAGGACAGGGGCACAGGAGAAACCGTGATGGCATTGACTACGCCGTAGACGGTGTGGAGCACAGTGACGAAGGGGACAGGGGAGACGGTCAGCGACGCCGTGGTGCTCTTGGCCACCGTCCCAGCGGCTGTGGTGATGGTCGTGACGGTCAGGGAGGCGGTGGCCGCGTCTTGAATGGGCTGGGCATCAACAACGGTGGTAGTCGTGACAGTGACGGCTATGGCGCTAGTGCTCTTGAGCACGGTTCCCGAGGCAGCAGGAACCGGAGTGACATCGACGTCCGTGGCCAAGGAGTACCCGGACGGGGTAGCCGTGGTCTCCGTGGCGACCGTCAGGGATGCCGAGGCACTCTTGGTCATCGCCTGCGGGGTAGCCGCAGGAGTCGTGGTGATGGTCACCGCATCGGCACTGCGCGTGCTGCTGACCGCACCAGCAGCCAAGGGAGCAGGACTGGTGACCAGAGCAGCCGTGGTGCTCTTGGTCATGTCGGCAGAGGTGGCCGATACCACTGGCGTACTGGTCAGGGCTGCTGTGGTGGTCTTGGTAGCACTGCCCGCTGCCGCAGGAGTGTCCGTGATCGTGACAGTGGCCGAGCCGAACTTGGTGGCCGTGCCTGCAGCAGCAGCAACCGGGCTGTCCGTGATCCCCAGCGCGCTCTGGGTCTTGACCGCTGTCCCGCTGGCCAGCACAGCAGGAGAGGTGGTCAGGTCAGCCGAGGAGGTCTTGACTGCCGTACCGGACGCTGCTGTTTGTGTTGATGAGGTTGTGTCTGCAGTTGACTGGTCAATGATAGGAGCAGGGACAGCAGTGACAGCGGTGGAGACGATTACTGGATCTGCAGTGCCGTACTTGGTAGCGGCTCCCGCAGCAGCCAGCACGGTGGGTGTGGTGGTGATGGACACTGTTGCGCTCTTGAGCACCACGCTGTCAGCGGTAACAACAGGAGATACTGCAAGAGAAGCGCTCGTTGACTTGGAGTTGGCTCCCAAGGATGCCAATGGCGTTGGAATAGCAGTGACGCCATTGGCTCCACTGGCCGACTGCTTGGCTCCCAGCGCAGCGGTAGGAACCGGAGAGGTAGTCAGGTCAGCAGTGGACTGATCGACAATGGGAGCAGGGACAGAAATCTGCGTCGTCGTAACGGTCAGCGATGCGCTAGCGCTCTTGGTATCCGATCCCAGCGCGGACTGGGTACTTGGCGTAGCCGTGACGAACGACGCATTGCCATAGGCAGTCTTGGGCCCGACCGTGGCTGAGGTGATGATTCCCGAGCCGGGAGCCGTATAGACGACAGAGATCTTCGGCTCGCTGATGTAGTAGCCGTTGCGGAAGTCATAGTCGCTGTTGGTGATGGTGATTCGATATGCCAGTGCAGTGCTGCGCCATGAGGCTGGCGTGACAGTCGCGTACATCTCAATTCCCGGACTGTCAGAACTAGTTCCTCCATTTCGGAAGGTAGATGTGCCCTCATACAGCGCCCATGAATAGGTGTTGAATCCGCCATCGTCAGTTATGTCTCCAAGAACAGTGATTGATGCGCGCCATGAAGTGATCGTGGCGTCTGCAGGGATCGACGTCGTGTCGAACGTCATGTCGATATAGCCAGCCTCGCCAAACTCAAGGTATCCATAGACCGGAGTTGACCAGTTGGGCGAGGGGTTGGGCGGTGGCGTGACCCAGATACCACCCGTTGTCCACGTTCCCGGACGGATGGTTGGCGATCCTCCACCACCTGCTGCACCGAAGTCATAGGCGGCAGTAGCGCTCTTGAGGGCAACGCTGCCAGCCAGCGGAGCAGTAGAGATGATCAGCGATGTTGATGCCAGATGCGTGACAGTCGCAGCCGCAGCAGGAGTGGTGGTGACCGTGGTAAGGAGTGCGTCGCCTGTCTTCAGAGGCGTGGTCGTGTCGCCCACTGCAGCAGGAGTAGGCGTGACCGTGAGCGCTGCCGTTGCCCGATGATCGACTGTCCCTGTCGCCAATGGTGTCGTGGTGACGATCAGGTCTGCTGTTGCCGCATCAGCAATATCGGATAGCGCTGCTGCTGGCACAGGGGAGACGACCAGATCAGCAGAGGCAACGCGGGCCAAGTCGCCTACAGCGTCCGTGACTGTCGTGACAGTCGTCTGCGCAGGAAGACCCACTGTTCCCTGTTGAATGCGATTGAGGAAGAGAAGGTCATCGAAGTAAGGAAGTGCGCCTGCTCCAAGTCCCACGTCATCGATGAAGAACAGTGCTCGCGAGAAGTAGAGCGCTACTTCGGCAGCACGGTAGGTTTCAGCGAACGCGACAGGACTGATGACGACATCTAGCGCCGCTGCTGCCTGCTCCAGCCCTCCTGCAGCAAACACAGTAGGAGAAGTAATGAGAGAGACATCGGAGGCCTTGTCCACTGTCGCTGATGCGGCGGTGCTTGGCGAGACAGTGACATCCGTGACAGCACGCGAGGAAGAAAGAGCGCCATTAGCCAGCGGCCTGATGGCGCGGGTGATGTCGTACAGATGGAAGTCGTCGGTGAGGAACGTCGATCCGACAGTGGCGCTGGTGCCATAGCGCATCTGGATGTCGTTCAGGACTGGCGTATCCTGAGCCGTGTCCATGATGTAGGTGGCCTGCTGCCATGCACCTGTGGCGGCACCTAAGTCAGGGCCGACGCCTCCGGCAATCGAATACATCTCCCAGTAGTTAACGGACCCGCTCAAGTACTTGTACCAGACGGTGGCCATGTAGGAGCGTCCCGGTGTGGCTACTGAGCCCACGTCAAACGTCGTCCCGTAGGGACCGAAGGTCGTGCAGGTGTTGAGCGCCGACGCCGTTCCTTCGTGCGCATCAGTGGTGACCCGCGAAATGGACCCCCAAGTGTTGCCCGACCAGCCGGTTAGGTCAGTTTCCACACCTGTGTTTGTCCAGAGATCCGTGCCAACGAAAATCGTGACGTCGCACAGTGCAGTGGCGCTCTTGGTCATCGCCGCAGGAGCAGCAGAAGGAGTTGGCGTGACTGTGACTGGCGCTGTACGGAAGGATGTGACAAAACCAGCAGCAGCGGTCGTGGGCGCGACTGTGACGGCTGTCGCGCCCGAAGCGCGGGGAATTGCTCCCAGCGTGGCTGCAGGAACAGGGCTGGTAGCCATTGTTGCGCCAGTGGAGCGCGTGATGTCTCCGGGGTCAGCACGCGTGCTGTAGTGGACCTTGCCGCTGGTCTTGTAGACCAGTGTGGACGAGGAGTTGTTGGCAGTCCCGCTCCAACTCAATGAGTCCGGACTGTAGCCCTCGGCAAAGGAACCGTCGAAGTAGGGCAGGAGCGTAGACCCCAACTCCATCATTGCGCCATCGATCACCATGGGCGTGTATGGCGTGAGGGTATTGGGAGCCACGCTCAGTCGCGCCACCCATAGCACGGTGCCGTTGCCGGTGACGTTGATGACCAGCGAGGCACGTGCCCAGCCATTCACCAGTGTCGCGGGTGAGGACGCACCCGGCGTGACGGTGGCGGTTCCGCCCTCTACCGAGAGCGTGATGGTCTTTCCGATGAGCGGAGATCCCGATCCCACCCACACCCACACCGAGATGATGTGGTTGCCGGTCTGGGTAGTGGTAGCCGTCGTGGTGTAGGCCATGTTCGTGTCTGCGTTGAGGCAGTACGAGGTCATGGCATGGTGGCCGTACTTGAAGATTCCAGCAATCCGCTCAGTCGGCTGAGCACCGGACCAGCCGGTCAGGTCAGTAGTGAAAGAGGGGTTGGGAACGAGGTTGGTTCGCGTGGTCGTGCTGGTGGTGTCAACCGTGCCCGAATGGACGATGGTTGCTGTCAGGGAGACATCAAAGGTTCCCGCGCCATTGTCGGCAAGGATGATGTCAGCGAAGGCCATGGCTACGTCGCCGTGCCCTGATCAGACCTCCCGAGATGAGTGGAGTCCTCTCGTGCCGAGACGTAGACGTTCTCGGTGTTGTCGTACCACGTGAACGAGAATGATCCATTGCCTGTACGAGAAGTGGACAGCACCAGTTCATCGGTGCCGTCACGCTCAAGTTCTAGGTTGACTGTCCCACCAGCGCTGCCTGTGACAGAGCCGCTGACTGTGTAGGTGATGGTGTGGTACGTCATCAGCAGATCGAGTTTATAGAGACCCTGTCCAGCAGTGAACCCGTTGTAGATGACCCATCTGCGAGAGGTCTCGATATCCAGACGACCGGGTCCGGGATCATTGGGCCAGCGCTTGAAGAAGTCCTTGATCTGGCCGTAGAAGGTGAACAGTCCGGTCTCGATGTCACCACTGGCGACATCCTTGTAGGCGACCATCCACTGCACTCGAACAGGCAGGTGGCGCTGGACAGCAGAGTCGTGCCGTTCTGGTTGATCTCCAGACGCACACCCAGCGCCGTCATGTAGTAGTCGGTTTCGGGAATGACCGGAGCAGTGGCGGCAATCGACTTGGACACCTGCGTAGCAGCACCGTCGAACACGGTCGCGCCAAGATTCCATATCACCGTGTGATTGGCCGCTCCATATCCCTGTGAGGGCTTGTCAGCGGTGTAGTTGACGATCCAGAATCCCGACAGACTCCAGCCAAGGTCAGTGGTATCCGAGCGATAGGCGTCGAAGACCATGGTGTTGCGGCCACGGGCGAGGGTGTAGGCCGAATCGTTGCGAACCATGGCTCCGTTGCCACCAGCCAACTGGGCAGCCGCATCCGTGTAGGAGATGAAGGAGCCTGTCCCCACCCGGAAGTTCAGGGTGGAGATCGCGCCCACCTGTGTCCACATCGGATAGAACGAGATGGCCTTGGTGGTGATCGTCCCCGGCTCTTGGATGAACAGTTCGCGGGTGGTCCTCTGGTAGTCCGAGGATGTCGTCCCACCCATGGGCGAGTCGAAGTCGTTGGGCAGCATGACGGAGACATACACGCCCGTCGATGCACTGGCATCGAACTCGTAAGTGACTACCAGCCACGCCTGACAGTGGTTCATGCGCGCGACGTTGGAGTAGACGTACCAGCCCATCGAGGTAGAGGTGTTCAGCACCGCCGAGCAATCCCAGACATAGCGGAACCAGTAGTCGGTGGCCAGTGCGGACTCGAAGCCACCGGAGGTATGTGCGGTCGTCGTGTCCAACTGCTGGGTGATCGTCAGGTCGGTGGTGTTGGCGATGTTGGCCGCGTTGCCCTGAATCACCGTGTGCAACGAACGGAACACCTTGGATGATTCAGGAAGTTCCGTGGACAACTGAGGGATAGTCGCCACCGCAGATCCCGGCTTGGTCGTCGCCAGAGTGGTCGTCGGCCAGTTCAATGGGATCCTGACCGTCTTGATCTGGGTGGTGCTGGTGTCGTCGTACTCGTAGGTGACTGAGAGGGTGACGCACGCATTGATCTCGGCTGGGGTAGTGCCAGCGGAGTCGAACAGGACCTGCGAGTCGAAGGTCATGCTAGTGCCCGACCAGTTGGTGGTGAAGTGCGCCGTCAGGTCCGCCGAATGGAACGCGATGATGTCCTCACCGGAGTTGGTGATGGCGTTCGAGTTCGTGTGCGCGGTGTACGCAGCGGCACCCAGACGGCACTGCAACTGACGAGTGGTGAGGTTGCCAGCCGCCGTTCCAGTGATTGATGCGGAGACCGTGGCGATGACGGACCGGAAGGTCTTCGTCCCAGTCTCGGGAAGGTAGACGGTGATCTGGGTCATCGTCGTCAGGGTGTTGTCCGTGATCGACGTCGTATAGGACGGGTGGGCGAACTCCACGGTCTTCAGGCGGGTGGTCATCTACATCTCCTCCAGCGCCGAGGGGAGCGTGTAGACGCACATCGCGGCGGCGTTCTGGCCCGCCAGCGCCACAGTCGGGTTGGGATCGGTGGAGAGGATGGCGAGCATGTCGTCCCGGCCCGCGCCCTTGGCGATGACGATGGCAGCACAGAACTTGCAGTCCTGCCCTGTGGGCACGATGAACCCGCACGCGTGCAGAAGGTGCGGGCACTGAGGCTCATGGGTGTATGCCATGAGTCACCTACCCTCCTAGGCGCTGGGAGGGCAGCCCAGCGTCATTCGCTCGATCAGGTGGAACTGGTGATCGTCAGCGAGGAGGAGGACAGGGTGAACGTGTCGCCGGTGTTGATCGTCTTGGAGGACGACAACTGGGCGCACCACAGCATGTTGCCGCCCGTGCCCGTGGTGTCCCAGAAGGACACATGGGAGACGACCTCGCCGTTCGTGCCTGCCCACGAGGTCCACGAGGGGGTGCCCGTCTGGGTGAGCACGCTCTGAGTGGAACTCAGGAAGGTGACAGCCTGTCGGGTGGTCACCGAGGAGGTGTTGGCACCCGTGGCACCCGGAACGCCGGTGTGCAGGAGGACGCCGATGGCACCGGCCACGTTGAACGACGTACCGGTGGACTTGATGGTGTTGAGCCAGCCGTTGTTCAGGAAGCCTGAGGTACCGACAGCCATGTCCTACTCCTTGTTCGCTTCAGCCGCGATGTCTGCGGCCTTGATGACCTCGGCGTCTGCCGTGGCCGTGACGATGAGAACGGTGGAACCGGGAGGGATTTCCTTCCCGTTGACCTCAGTCATGGGCACTCCTCAGGCCTTTTCGTATCTGACGAAGACGCTTAAGTCCTCTCCTGCAAGAGTAGACCCGATGTCATCTATGTCGATTGTGACGCGATTTCCCGGAACAATAGGGACATTAAGGGTGATTTCGGGCAGGTCTCCAGTGATCGGCGGCACCTGTGGTCTGTTGGCCTGATTGGTGAAGATCGAGATCCCATCGACGTTGATGTCAAGGATGGTGGGGCTGCCCGTGCAGGGGACTCCCATGCAGGCGCTGACCCCCACCAAGGTGGCGGCGAAGGGAAACCGGTAGGCCTGACGGCCCTGCGTGATAGTCACTTCATAGTCGCGGGCAAAGACGATCTGGGACTCCCCCATCGGTCCTGCTGGGCCCGGATCGCCCTTGCCGGTGTCCACGAGGGACACCACTGGGGTGGGCTGGACGACGACGATAGAGGCGTAGTCGGACTCAGCATTCTGGACCACCCAGATGTCGGTGACATTGGGATTGGGAACGACGACGATCTCGGGCATCAGATCTCCCGAGTCTGCGTCAGGTCATTCCAGAGCGTCCCTCGATACTTCTTGATGACGTCGCCTGTGGCCGTGTAGGTCAGTTCGAGATCGTGGCGGTACTTCTTGTCCACCCACAGGTCGGTGTCCTCGGCGCTCACCCACAGGTCGATGGAGCCCGGATCGGCGTTGAGGATGATCCCCGGCTCAACATCCTCGCTAGAGAGCCTCTGGATGATTTGGGAGCGGTCCCACGTCCGGATGAACATCTGGGCGGTGCATCCGGACAGGTCGTAGTAGCCGTTGATGTCGGCTACCGAGGTGATCTGGTCAGCAGTCTTGTTGGACCACGCGTACCAGAGGCGTCTACGGAATGTAGACCCCTGATTGGCGTAGAACGTGATCTCAGCAACGCTCGGATCGGGCATAGAGAACCTCCATCACAAGGCTACCGAGGAGGTCACTCCACTAGGACTAACTGACCGTCCAGTTCTTGCCCACCAGAGTCACGGTGCGCAGGCAGGCAGTCCCGCCCTTGCCGCCGTTGAGCCACTGTCCCCAGCCCACATGCCAACTGCCATCCGGAACACCGGGCCACTTGGCCCATGCGACCGTCAACTGGCAGGTGGGGTCCTCGGCAGTGCCGTAGGCCTGAATGTAGGGGCCCGGACCCTTGGGCGCGGCAGGCTTGGCCGCAGGGGGAGCAGGCGTGGGAGTGGGAGTAGGCGTCGGGGTGGGCTTCACGACACAGTCGTCGTTGACATAGCGCTCCAGCGAGGAGTCGCAGTAGTTGTGATCGCTCGCCATGGCAACGGGAGCCATGGTGGTGAGGGCGACGATGGTGGCCCCGGCAACAGCAAGGAGTCGTGTCATGGGCGGATCGTACCCATTTGAGGGGGTAAAGGAAACGCCCCGCATCCTATTTCTAGGTTGCAGGGCGGTCCTCGGCTTGACTCGTACCCGAGGGCCGTTGTCTTACCTGCCGCACCGAGGAGTGAGGGGAAGGTGACCCCTACAACTTCGCTCCGACATCCCACCCTTGCGGGCCACCGGTAGTCGGTCCTTGGTGCAGTAGGAGGAATCTAGCAGATCAAAACGTGTTGTCAACCGCCAACACACAGCAAAGTACGGTAGGGTCAGGTATGCCCTTCACCCCTGACCCTGACAATGCCTTCCCCTACGAACTGGCCGCATCAGGAGAGGAGGGATTGATCAGAGCCTTCCTTGCCCAAAGACCAGAGGCTGACCCCTTCGTCTTTTTCGACGTCGGGGCCAATCGAGGAGACTGGACCAAGTGCGTCCTGTCCCGCGCTCCCCAGCCGGTGGAAGGGCATCTATTTGAGATCTCCAGCGTCATGCAGCGGCGTCTATACGAGCGCTTCCTTGTCCTTGACCCGGACCAGCATCTGCACTTCAACAACTTCGGACTGGGAGACAAGACGGCGCATCTCCCCTTCAAGAGGTACGCGGGTTATGAGGGACTGAACACCATCGTGGACACCGAGTACTGGGACCTGACCTATGTGCCCACTGTTGAGTACTGCCAGACCATGACAGGGGACATGTACTGCTCGGCAAATCAAATTGAATATATCAACTTCCTCAAGATCGACACCGAAGGATGGGACTGGAAAGTCCTGCAGGGCTTCAGTTCGATGCTGGCGCACAACCGAATCGAGGTCGTCCAGTTCGAGTACGGCTACACCACTGCCGACCTGCATGTGGTCCTCAAGGACTTCTACGACTACCTGAAGAACTATGGATACACCCTCGGAAGACTGAACAGGCTGGGCGTGGACTGGACGCCCTTCCAGTACGCCGACAACGACTTCCACCGCTGTCCCAATTGGGTGGCTTTTGCCCCCTCGGCCATGAAGGACATCTGATGTTCCCCTACAACCCCGACGCGCTGGGCGGCACCGAGTACATGGCCAAGCGGGTCAACGAGACGATCCTGCCCCGCCTCCCCAAGTTCTCGGGCTACCGGCTGATGATCCTGCCCGGAGCCATGCCCGAGGAGTACATCAGCGAGCAGCCGGTCATCATGTGGCTCCACAACCCGCTCTACCAACTCCCGGTGGCGGCTAGGAACCTCTTCCGCAATCAGGCTTTCCTCGATGACCTGCAGTGGCTGATCGTGGTCTCCGACTGGCACCGCACCAAGATGATCGAGACAACCTCAGTAGATCCTGATCGGATCATCGTCATCCCCAACGCCATCGACCCCATCAATCATGACGACTCCCGATTCGAGCGTCGTATCGACAAGCCGATCATCGTCCACGCGTCCAAGCAGCACCGGGGGATGGAGATTCTCATCCCCGCCCTCCACCGCATCCCGGACGACTGCGAGTTGTGGGTGTTCAACGATTTCTACCCGGAAGAAGCGGATCTTCCAGCCGACGTGGCGGAGGTCGTCCTCGATCCACGGATCACGTACTACGGCAATACCCCACGAGCCACCGTCATGAAACACTTCGGCACCGCTCATATTCATGCCTACGGGGGCTACTGGGAGGAGACGAGTTGCCTTGTCCAGATCGAGGCGCTGGCGTCCGGGCTGCTTACCGTCATAGGTGACACTGCTGCACTTCCGGAGACAAGCCTCAACCACGGCATGGTAGTCCCGCTCAAGGGCCCGGACTTCCGGGAAGAAGATATCGATGGCTTTGCCTACTCTCTCTCAGAGGCTGTGGGAATCGTCCAGAACGGCGTCTGGATCCCCGGCAGCCAAGCCGATGAGGTCGCTTCCTTCTACAGTTGGGATCGCGCCTACGAGCGCTGGTCGGCTCTGCACGAACGCCTCCAGCCCATCCCACGACACAATGACGGACTTCTGGTGGTCAACCCGTACCGACGGGTCCACCCAGATGTCGTAACCAGCCCTACGGGCCTTGATGCACCATGAGACGTCCTCTCCGATGAGAAAACGGTCGTTCTCGGGGATGGACCCGAACCATGGCTTGCCCAAGGACTCCATGACCCCGGACTTCATGCAGATGAACCCGAAGCCCACGGAGGAGACGGTGAAGGGCTCCTTGTACTGGACGAACTCGGCCAGCGGCATCAGGCCTCCCCACGGCTTCTTGCTCATCACCACGACTTGATCGGCCATCATGTAGCAACCCGAGACGATGTCCAGATCCGAGTTGGCCAGCCGGGAGAAGTCCTGCACCCGCCAGATGATGTCCGAGTCGATCCAGAACAACTTGTCATAGGTGAAGGTCCCGCCCATCAGGGCGTTGATCCGGTTGTCGTTGTACTGGTCTCCGCACACGGTGCGTTCACGAGCCACCGCCACGTGGGAGCCACCGGCGTTCAGCCATGTGGAGGACAGTCCCTGCTCGGCTAGGGCGTTGCCCGTGGCCAGCAGGGACTGCACGTACCCCGCCACCAGATGAGTTCCGGGAGTGGCGATCACGATGTTGTAGTGCGGCTTGTCCATCATTCCTCGAATCTCTGCTGGGTCAGGAGTTGCTCCTGAGTGAGCCTGCGGGAGCCAAGTTCGGAGCACTTCTTGGCCAGTTCGATGAAGGAGCGCAACTCCCCCGTGCGGAACTTGTAGAGAGGCGAGCCCCTCATGATCGCCCCTTCACGTTCCGCTGCATGGATCATCGCGTCGATCTCCTGTGCGCGGGCGTAGTAGGCCGTGGCAACCTCTGCCATGGCTAGGTAGGGAGAATCTATGGGGGAATCCTCCCTGCCTAGCAGTACGTTCATGTAGTGCTGGATCTCATCCCACAAGGAGTCCACGTCATCCAGCCCCAGACCGATCTCGATGGACAGCAGACGACGACCCAGTTGAGCGTCCCTCTTGGTCCCCCTTCGGATCTGGATAGTCATGTCTTCACCTGCGGCCAGAGTTTTACCTTCAGACAAACATCCCGGTAGGGGCACTGCCGGAACTGGGTGCCCTCCTCCACCCGGCAGTCGGGTAGGACCTTGGGGAGGATCTTCTTGTCCACATGCTCGTTGAGTTCCGCGAAACGTATCTCTGCCTGCTTGATGAGCATCTCGTTGCGGTCCACCCGGAACTCGCGCCACTCTCCGGTGTTCTTGTTCTCGTAGATGATGGAGAAGTGCCCGATGTCCCCGAGGTACATGTAGTTGTGGACCTGATAGAGGTGACCCTCCAGAGGACCGAAGGACGTCACCTTGCCGAAGCCACGGTCGTTGATGGACTTGAACTCCAGCCCACCGCCTGTGTAGAGGATGCCGTCCATCGTTCCCCCGGCATTGAGGTCATCCCGGTCCACCGGGACCTCTGCCTCCTCCAGCCAGCCCTCGGTCAGCCCCTGCATCTGCCACTTGAGGTGCAGGAAGTTGCCGGTGGCGAAGATGTTGGACAACTTGGAGTCCACCTCAGCGCGTACCGGCATCCCGATGTACTTGAAGACCTGAGCGCGGGGACAGGTGGTGGCACTGCTGGCGCGGAACATCTTCTTCCGCAGCCGCTGTGATCCAGTGACTCCCGCCAGTTGCTGCTGGGCGAACTTCAGCGCCTTGTCGGAGTAGACGGGATTGGAGTTCTCCGTCAACCACTTCTCATGGCGCACCGTGATCGGCAGCAGAGCCTGCACTGCCCTGACGGAATCCTTGAGGCTCAAGACGCTCTCCTCTTTGCGTCGTATTTTGCCGCAGCATCTCGCCTACACGCTCGGCAATTTCTTCCTCTGCCCGGTATCAGCAGAGCGTTCTCCTCCGTATATGCATGGCCGTTCACGCAGTGAGTCTTGGCTTCTAACAGTCGCTCTCGCCTATCACTGCGGGTCCACATGTCCGACCTGTTAGCCGAGTGATCTCCTAAATAGAGATGACTAGGGCGGACACAGGCTCTTACGTCGCATGTGTGCAGCACTAGAAGACGGCTATCGAACATCCCGAAATGGACCATCGCTGAGTACCTGTGCGCGCGAAGATGCAGATTTCTGACAGTGAATTGTCCGTAGCCTGTCTTGAACAACGGACCGGTCCATAGCCAGCAACCGTCTGTTTTGTTTACTCGCTCCCAGAATCTTTCTTCCGGGTTCCTGATGGCTCTCAGCGACATCGGTTACCTGCGTCCACGAGTTCCACGGCAAACATCTCAATCGACTTGCGCCAGTCCTCGGAGATGTTCCCCACCGGCATGTTCATCAGGAGAGTGGCCAGAGCGAACGCATCATCAGCATCCATGCCCACCATGACGTACTTCTTGTGATGAGTGACGGTGTTGATGTTCTGGATGTCCAGAGCGGTGCTGACAGTGATCATGAGTTCCTCCTCGGATACTTCTCGGACAGGTAGGTGTCGGAGCCGTCGTAGACGATCCAGTCTCCATCGCGGGAGACGTAGCCATCGATGAGCACCCCGCCCTCATAGGCTGCTCCACCATCAGCCTTCTCATGGCAGCGGTTGCACAGGGCGATCAGGTGGTACGTCTCCCCGATAGAATCAAGGATTGTTCCCCCGCGTCCTCGGGTGAGCGCATGATGGACCTCCACTCCCCGCATCCCACACCGGGACCAGACCTCAGCAGACTCCACCCAGACCATCGCCTCGCACTGGTTGTTGGAGCGCTTGCGCACCTCTTCGATGTTCTTCACAGCGTCTCCCCTCCGGTGATCGCCACGGCCTCGTCCACGCACACCGGGCCGTTGGTCATGCCCTTGCCGGTGATCGGGGCGTACTTGGTGGTCAGGTGACGCCACAGCCGGTCAGTGGCTTCCTTGACGCCTTGCTCGTATCCCACCTTGCAGCCGCTCTCGTAGGCGCGAAGCCGATGCAGTTCGTGATCGGCGTACAGGACGTACTCGCCCACGGTCGGCGCAGGTCGAACGTAGTAGTCCTCTGCCGTGAATCGCTGGATGTTCATCACTCGCCTCCGATGATCTTGAGGATGGGCTCGGCAGCCTTGGGGGCCACGGCGTAGTACTCCAGCACGGCCTTGCGGATTCGTGCCCTCTCGTCCTGACGCACCAACAGGATGATCTCGTTGACCCAGTAGTCACGACGATGGTGGTACTTCAGATTCTCCTCGTTATCGAGGATGCGCAGGACCCTCTGACGCAGGGAGAGACTCATGTCATGGCCTTCTTATTGATGTCTGGGTGCATGTAGACAGGCCACTTGAAACGACCGATCTCGTTTCCATCGTCGTCCACGTAGATCCGCGCCAACCACTCCAGCCGGTATCGGATAACAGGAAACTCAGCCACTGGGATCTCCTTCTCCATGATGCGAGCCATTGGCGGCAGACCACTTGGTCGGATGAACTCGTAGGGCAACGAGTCGGGGACCTCGATGAACTTTCCATCGTCTGGCCCTCCATAGAAGGCGGCGAGAGTCACATCTCCTCCAAGGAGTCCATGGCACCGGAGGCGAACAACTTGCCCACGACGCCAATGGTCTTGTCTCCCTCGTTGAGGTAGGGACCGGATCCCGACACCTTGGTCAGGCGGCAGAACTCCTCCACAGTCTCAAAGCCCTCGGCAGGACGAGCAGAGACGATCTTCTTGGCGGTCGGCTCACCGATCCCATCAATCGCCATGAGGCCCTTGCGGATGGATCCCCGGTCCACGCTGTAGGTGATATCGGAGCCGTTGACGTCAGCCCTGCGCAGCCGCAGGCCCTGCTCGCGCACCATCCTCAGATACTCCTTCTCCTTCGGTGTCCCTGCAGCCACAGCAAGGACTGCGGCGAAGAACTCCGTGGGGTGATGAGTAGCCAGATACGCACAGCGGTAGGCGGTAATCCCGTAGGCGGTGGAGTGCGCCTGATTGAAACCGTAGGCGGCGAAGCCGGTGGCCGACTCCCAGAACCACTCCCAGTCCCTCTTGGTGAATCCAGCATCGACAGCCATTGCCCAAACCATCTCTCGATACCCATCGATGACCTTTCCTGCGTTGCCGATATTGGAATTGGATGCCTTGACGGACTTGAGGAACTTGGTGAGGTCGTTCGCTCCCATCCCCAACTCGCGAAGGATCGCGATGACCTGCTCCTGAAAGAGCAGGATCCCGTGGGTCTCCCGTGTCTGGGCATCGATGATGGGATTGCGAGGAGGGTTGTCCTCCTCCTTGTGCTTGCGACGGATGTAGGTGTCCGTCGCACCGGAGTTCATGGTGGCCGGGCGGAACAGCGCCATGGCAGCGATGACGTCCTTGATGGTGGAGGGCCGCAGTCGCTTGCAGCCCTTCTGGGAGGTGTAGCCCTCCAACTGGAACACCCCACCGGTGTCCCCTGACGACAGCCGGGCGAAGGTGGGCCGGTCGTTCAGCGGGATCCAGTCCAGCCCTTGGAAGACGTCCTTGCCAAGGAAATCCATGCACTTGTGAAGGACGTCCAGCGTCTTGACCCCGAGGGCATCGAGTTTGACCAGCCCCAAGGACTCAATGTCGTCCATCTCGTACTGCGTCACCCATGTGTCAGACGACGCGACGAGCATCATGGGGACGAGCGCATAGAGTTCTGAGTCGGTGGTGGTGACGACGAGACCTGCCGCATGAGTCCCATACGAAGAAAGCGGCTTGTAGTCTGCGATGGCATGGAGCGCATCGCGATCCGCTGCAGGAACGTCTTCCCAGCGTAGAGCGCCAGAATCCCTGCGGCGATTGCCAGCGTAGTACTTGATGAGTAGAGAGCCCTTTGACCCCTCATCGCTGTCATCGTCACCCCTCAGTGAGTATTCGGAGAAGGTGCCGATCTGCACGACCGCGTACTTAGTCTGCGCCCATGCGATCAGTTCCTTCCGGCGCTTGGACTCCACATCCAGATCAATGTCCGGGGGCTTGGTCCGGTCGCGGCTGATAAACCGCTCGAAGGACAGGTGCCACTTCAGCGGATCCGCCTGTGTGATACCCAAGAGCCAGCAGACCAATGAACCGGATGCAGAGCCACGCGCCTGATAGAAGATGTGCCTGCGCTTGCATTCGTCCGTCACCTCCTTGACGAGCAACAGGTATCCAGCCATGCCTGTCTCTTCAATGACGCCAAGTTCGGTGTAGAGACGCGAGATGTACTTGGCCTCCCTATCCAGCCGCATGTCCTCCAGTCGCTGCTCGCAGTGCTTGAGCAGCGCCTTGTCAGGGTCATCGACCGTGAACGGGATGTTGTAGTGGTAGGTGTCTAACTGGGGGATGGAAAGAGAGTGGGCTGCGAGTAGGTCGGCCAGCCCTGCCTCACCGTAGGCGAACCGCTCGGGGTGGTGTCGGTCGGCCAACCACTGGGTGTCTGCGAGTCCGAATCCGTCTCCGGGGAAAACAGCGTCATCTGTGTCGTTCCCGAAGGCCACGAGTCGCTTGAGTGCATTGTGTGTCTCCTGATCTGATTGGTGACAGTAGTGACTGTCCTGTGTGAGTACTGCGGGTATGCCCAACACCCTCGCATGGAAGAACAACTCGTCAGCGAGGGAGTCGTCGTTCGTGCCGGTGGGATGTTCAATGTTGTGGTTCTGCAGTTCGACGTAGAAGCGGTCGAACCACTTGTTGTACGTCGTCATCAACTGGACAGCGGTTGCCTGATCGCCGTTGGCGATGCCCTGAGCGATGAATCCAAAGTAGCAACCGCTTGTTGCCGCTATCCCGGAAAGAAGGCCAGCCTCACTTAACTCAGCGAGATCAGCGTGGTCCAGCAGAGGCTTGTGGTAGAAGTTCTCGTACGACAGGGTGGAAAGCCGCACGAGATTCTGGTAGCCCTGCGTGGTGAAGGCCACGACGCACATGTGGTGGCGCTTGGCCTTCTTGTCGTTGCGGTCGTGCACGACGTACAACTCAGAGCCGGGGAAGGGCTTCAGGCCCGCTGCCGTGGCGTGCTGGTACAACTGCACGGCACCAGACATGTTCCCGTGGTCGGTCAGCCCAATGGCAGGCTGTCCGTACCCCGCTACCGTCTCCACGATCTGGGCGACGGAGGGCAGGGCGTCGTTGGTGCTGTGCTTGCTGTGGACATGGAGATTCCAGATCATGAGGCGGACAAGATCTGCTTGGCGGCCAGACGACCTTCATTGGTAATGGCGCAAACGATCTGCATGGAGCCTGATTCGC